CATAACCACTAGATAATACTGGAGCTACTATCTCTTCTCCATCTTCATCATATTCTCCTTGTTCTATTACAAGCTTATTTAGCTTAATAAAAGCAGCTTTAATGTTTTGTGATTTGTTACCATCTTCATCTATATCAAAGAAAGCATCTATTTTACTCTCTGCTTGTTCTTGGTCGTTAAACTCGTATCTTTTATATATCATAATTATTACTTTTATTGTGTTAATGCTTCTAATTCTGCATCTGTTAATGCTGTGTTGTAATATCTTACGTCTTTTACTTTTCCGTAGAAATCTCTATCAACATTACCTCTATTAAAACTTAATGTGTTTAATGTATTAGTAGAAAAAGTTACTCCACTTGTATCTGTTGCTACTTCAATACCATTAACGTATAAACTAAAATCATTTTCCTTGTATTTAATCGCTACCTTGTTGTTAATTGTAATATCTGGAGATGTGTACTGTAAAATAGCTTGATTTCCTCCAGTAGATGTATTTGTAACTACTGCCCATATAGCGTTGCTAACTGTTAGATACTCTATCCTTATAGTATTTGACGTAGTTCCATCACTAATAGAAACACTTCTGTCTGTAGTATCATCTGCCAAAGCACTTATCTCTGCATACAATACACCTTCACTATCATTAAAAGTACTTGCATTACCTGCACCATTACACTCATCTGCTAGTCTAGTTTGAACACTACCATTTGTTGGTATATAAGAAGTTGCGTAAGATTGCTCTTCTAGTTGCGCTCCCCAAATCTCAAAATCAGTTGCAGTTGCAGAATAGTTTCCAATAATTAATACTGAACCACTCGTGCTTTCTTGAGTTATTCTTTGCCAGTTACCATTTAAAGTAATTGTAGTTCCTTGAGCTGTATTAGTACCTACTCCAAATTGAATAGATTCCCCACTAACTCCTTTAATATACAATGAGGCCACCTCAGTATTGCCCGAATGTGTTCCTGAGCCTATATAGATTTGCTCATTTGATGTTGAAAATTGTACTCTTGTAGAGTCTTGCAATCCACTTGGAGAAACCCCATAATCTGACGTTGTAGTTGCTCCACTTGTTTTATTCCACTCACTAAAATCTTCACTATACTCAACCAAATTAGTACTCTGTGGCTCTAATAATAAACTAGGACAAGAACTATCTGTATAGTCTAGTCTAGGTAGGTCTAAGCCAGATATAACTTCTTTAACAGATACGTTGTCGATTTCGAATTGTCCTACACTATCATTGCAAAATATTCTTATAGAACCATTATCTGCGTTGGCAGTATAAAAAACTTCATAATCTACAAAGCTACTTGTTAGATTAGTAGTAAATATTACATTTGCACCTTGAGTTATCCTTAAATTTGAGTTACCACTTACATTTCTTGCTTTAAATGATGCTAAATATACTTTATTATTTACAAAAGAAACATCTTGAGATATGTTTTCGCTATGCCAACTTCCACTATTAGTGTTGTTTGAATTTAATGCACCACTAACAATAGTTGCATAACTACCTCCGTTTTCAGTCCAATCTGTCAATCCATTAGAAAAATCTCCATTAACAATTAACTCACTACCTAATTCTAAAGGCATTGTTTCTATTAAACCATCTTTATTAACTCTTGTTGCATTAGAGCCTCTAGAGAACGTAAAATCTCCGTCTCCATTTGTAGGAAGTACACTATATACTTTCCCGTCTTTATACCCTGAAGGTATCATTGCTAAACTTGGTATTGCCATTTTTAATTTATTTTAATTATATTATTTTTATTTATATTGTTACACATTCTAAAGATTCTACTATACCTCCATCATCAGTTACTCTAAAGTAATAAGTCCAGTTATCAGATTTTAAATCAATATTTCTATCAATACAATCTAAAGACTCTACTACACCACCATCAGCAATTACTCTATCACTAAATCTAGTTGTTACTTCAGAGGGAACTATTACTGCATACTCATAGTAAATACTACCCCAACCTGTAGAAGTAGGACTACCCCACCAACTATTCTCGTATATTTCGTTTGCCATTGTCTTTGTCTTTTATTTCTTTATTAAACTTATTATAGAATTTATCTAAATTTACTATATTCTTTTTCTTTGTTTTATACTTTCTCTTCATCTTATAATACAAAACTTGAGAAGCTATCTGCATCTTTATCAGGATACATATCTCCATTACTATTATTATTGTACTCTGGAAACTTCTGGCTGTTAAAGCAGATGTAATCTATAAATCTTTTAGTATAGAACTCTGCTCTATCTGTAATCTTACTCTGCATTCTATCTACATCTCTAAAGTCTACCGTATCTGACTCTTGTCCTCTATGTCTGTTTATACCTCCATTATCTATTTTAAACATAGCAAATGGTAAGTACTCTAATTGAGTGAACCATATTAGCATAGGCTTAATATAATCGTCTCTAAGAGCTTTATAATCACTATTAGCAGGTAAGTCTATATCTCCAGATAATATTAAGTCTTGTAGCTTGTCATATAGTTTACCACCTAAGTAGTTTTGTATATGCATATCTTGTGCTACTTCAATTTGATGAATTAGCTTATCTGCATCTGTGTTACCGTCTATTATAGACTTAGCTTTTAAGTCTGCTATACTTATGAATAATGCTTTCATAGTCCTAATATGTTTTTAATTTTACTTAATGTACTTCTGTAAGCACCGTTATCATCTCTGTCAATCATTCTTTCTCCCATTTCATCTGGATTGTTAGGTTGTTTTAAACCTTTCTCATAAGCTGAATTAGGGTCTACTCTTTTATCTCCTTTTAATTTAAATACTCTTAACTCCCAGTAGTGATGACAGTTTTTACCTCCTTTAAATTTAAGTAAGCTATAGTTCTGTTTGTTATGACCTAACTCTTTATTTACACCTCTAAAAGACATCATATTAATATCTTCTTTTCTAAATACTATATTTCTAGAAGTAAATGTTTCCATCTTTTTACAGAAGTCTCTACTATTAGGATTACTTCTTACTGGCATATAAGCATATCTAATTTTATAGATATCACTATCCTCTTTAGATGATTTGTTGCTAGACTTAATTGTAGCCATTCTAACGTCACTTATATCCTCTGAATATATTTCGCTATGCACAACTTCCCAATCATCGCTTAAAACCTCTCCTAAGCCTTCTAACTGCTCTAGCATATCATCTCCTTGTTCTTCAGAAAAGTCCTCATTAACTTGTGAAGATAATTTCTCTCCAGTTTCTTCTTCTTTTCTAATCTTAGTAGATATGTTATCTAATTCTGTAAACTCTATTGGTTGTAATGTTACAAAGTATAAATCTTGTGTAATACCGTTAAAGTCTAATATATCTTCTAAACAGTATTTAATCTCATCTTGGAATGGTCTAATAATTACATTGTCCATTAATACAGATGCTGTTCTTAATTCTTCTGCATTGTTACCAAATCCTGTATTGTCTTTAATACCTAATAAGATAGGAGATACAATACCGTGTCCTAACATAATCTTTTCTCTAGCTTCATCAGATAAGAATTGATACTGTGCGTGAGCATCAGGTAAGTGTATAGCTTCTATTTCTGCTTGAGTTTCTTTAGACTCGTTAAATGCTATAATAGTTCTACCTGCATTAGAGCTACCAGAAAACTTATCATTAATCTTTCTTTCAATAGCACCTTGTGTTTCTTCGTTAGGAATACCATTGTTAAAGTTAATAAATAAACTAGGAGCTAATCCATTTTGTATATTAGATATATGGTAGTTAGATACTTCACATTCTAAATCAGCATATTGTAAACAAGCTTGGTAATCAGGAGTAGAGTAATAGTAGAAACCACTTCTATAAGGCTTAATTACATATATCTCTTCTCTTTGTGATTTACCTCCGTGTTTGAAACAAGGTATTCTTTTAGGCTTATCACTAGGTTTAGCATCTGCCCAATTAGGATGGTAGTAGTATGCTTGTATAATTCCTTTAGAGTTAGCTTTCTCAGCTCTTAAAGTCTCCATAGGAAAGTGAGATACTTTTAATATCTTAGTTTTATTTCTATTGTAGGTTAGTTTAATTGCACCTTGTCCTAATTTCTTTCTATCTATTACTACCTTTTTAATTTCTCTAGGTCTTAATAGTTTTTTCATTCTTACATAATGTTCTGGTAATAACTCAGAGTTAGTAGATTCTATACCTCTACCAAATACCATATCAGCTATACCGTTATTACATCTAGCATTAGTTGGGCTAGAAGTATCTAATTCTATAAGTCTACCAAAATAATTATTATCAGCACCCCAAGAAACCCAATCTCTATTGTGAACTTCTTTTACTTCTGGTGCTTCGTAAGATGATAAATTAAGTATCCTTACATTTTGTTGCTTCTTATTATCTTTCATTATATAATATATGTGTTATCATTTATCTCTCCTGTAGGTTGTATATATCTGTCTTGTGATACTATATGTTTAACAGTATAATCATCTTGACTAGTACAGAATATTTTATCTCTATATGCTAGATTGTCGTCAGCTTCTATCTCCATAAAATAAGTAGAGCCTTCAGAAAATATAGAACTAGAGAATTCTAATGTTGTGAAATCATTATCACTACCTACTACTGCGTCAGTTATTGTATCTGACTTAGCATCTCCATCTCTTCTTAATTTAATAGATAATGTTATTACAGTAGATAAGTCTACTCTAGGCATTATAGATATAGTTTGAGATGTTGTTATTGGTTGTAATATTATCATACTAAGATAACGTATTTTTAATTATTTTGTTTTATAATAAAAAAAGCCTCACATAATGCAAGGCTTTTAAATAATTGATTTATTGGTTATTAAGAACCAACAGTAACTGATACACCAGCAGAAGATAAGTCTCCGTCTTTTACGAAGTTAGCAGGTGCTTTTTCCATTCCTGAGAATGTTAAAGTATATCCACTCATATCTCCCATAGCAGCTCCAGAAACGATAGTACCACCAGATACATCTAATCCGTGTTCTAAACCTGCAACAAATACGTTTCCGTTATTGTCTTCGATTAAAATGTGAGGACTACCGTAAGCTAATAACTTAACCGTCTTGTGGTCTTCTTTAGTTAATTTTGTCAATTGAAGCTCTAAAACTTGCTCAAAGGTAGTAGTTCCATTCTCTCTTGAAGAGGTAATGTTTTCTGTATATGTAGAACCACCTTTAATATCAAATTTATAAGCAGTAGGAGAACCTAGGTCATCAATAACGTCAGTATCAGTAACGTCATAACCAGCAGTTATACCTCCTTTGTTAATGAAATAAACAGCGTTTAATCCACCAACTGAATCTTTACAAGGCTCTAAACGTCCTCTTGAAATATCACAACTCATTATATTATATTTTTAAAAGTTAATAAAAAAGGGTAGATAGTTAAACCTACCCTCTTAGTTTATATTAGTTAGCAGAGTTAACGATTCCGTAAGTTACGATATCTTCAACAATTCCATACTGAACACCAGCAGTAAACCTCATTATGATTCTTACGTTTTGAGAACCATCTAAGTCAGCCATATCTAAAATCTTAACTTCCTGAGAATCAGACGTCAATCCAGTTCCGAAATGTAGGTTATCTTTAGTAGTAGCAATCATAGTATCAGAAGCAAGTCCGTTAGCCATAAAGATTTTTACACCATCAAAGCTCTCGATATTGATATTCTGATTGTTTCCTCTATCTTGGAAACCAGCAGCTCCTTGACCTCCAGATTGGAAACCACCTAAAGCTCTCTTGTAAGCTCTAAATACGTTTTGAGCAACATAAATCATTAAGTCATCTCTTCCGTATAAAGCAGCAGGAAT